TGGGCTTGAAGGCCCCATCGAAAGTTCTCTAGGGTTATTTAGCCCCCAGTTCCTCGGAATTGGTCTAGGATACCTAACTTCGAACCACACATTTATAAATAACAAATGAAAACAAATTACAAAACAATACACAAAATTATGTACTGGATTACAATTTGTTGGTTCAAACATATTCCAAATTCAATCTCTCTTTCAAAGACTTGGTTAAACCAAGTTGAGAAATGGGAGAAAGCAAATGGTCCGATTTGGACTATCGCACACATAAAAATGATGCGACAGCTCCTATTTTCTCATTTATCTGGTAATCCACAAAAAGTGGTTTCCCAAATAATTGGGATAAATAGAAATAACGGTCTTCCGAAGGCATTAAAAGATTTTTATCCTTTAATTCTCTCGAAAGATACGAAATCAATCAGATTTGTTCTGACATTGCTATCTATTTCTAGAGCTTTACCTGGTATTAAAACACCAGATTTAACTTCTATTACTAATCCACCTGTTTTAGATCAAGAATTTATTCTTGGTTTAGAATCAGATATGGATTGGTTTCTTTCAAAATACCAATGGGATGCTTCACAGCTTCCCTCTTGGTTTTCTAAGAATCAATTAAGATTCAGCCCTAAGGCTGGTCCTAACGGAAGTGCTTCTAGAACCTCATTATTTGATCTAGTATCTATGCCTCAAGAATTATTATTAATTCTTAAAAGTACAAATATTAAATCTGTAATAGAGGAGTATGGGAAGTTATTATCTCCTAAAAGAGTTAAGTTTTTCCATACAGTCCAATCTCTTTGGCCTAAATTTGAGCAAATGAACAAGAAGAAATATAATTCTCCAAGTTGGTTTGATCAATTTAGATCGAAAGAAATCAAAGGGAATATACGGAAATTGTCAATCGTGAATGATCCAGAGGCAAAAGCGCGAATTATCGCAATTTTTGATTACTGGTCTCAAACATGGTTAAGACAAATTCATGAAATACATTTTAATTTCTTAAAACGTATTCCTTTTGATAGAACTTTCACTCAAGATCCAATAATCACATCTGACATTAATGGTCATAAGTATTATTCCTTTGATTTGTCTTCAGCAACGGACAGATTTCCCATGAGTCTCCAAAGACTTATGATGAAACACATGTTCGATGATGAATTAGCAAATAAATGGAAATCAATACTTGTTGACTTTCCTTTTTACGTTCCATGGGAATCTAAGTTACATGATACTTTTGTATCATATAATGCAGGTCAACCTATGGGAGCATATAGTTCTTGGAGTACTTTTACCATCACTCACCATTACCTTTTACATGTCATTCACAAAAGATTAGGTTTAACAGAAATGTTTTACCAAATCTTGGGTGATGACATAGTTATCTGGAATGATGATGTGGCAAAAGAATATCAAGAATATATGCGTAAATTAGGAGTTGGGATTTCAATTCCAAAATCAAACATATCTTCAAATATGTATGAATTTGCAAAAAGAATCTTCATTAATGGAAAAGAGATTACTGGAATCCAATTGGGAGGATTCATTAACAATTATAGTAAATATCATCTGATTTATCAGAATTTATTTACTCTTGTTTATGAAAGGGGTTATTATCCCCTAGATCTTATTTCGATACCAGAGATGCTATACCGATTATTTAAAATTCTTGGAAAGAAAGAGAAAGAATGTATTAATATTCGATCTCGTTCTAAATTGTTACATGCATTCAATAAATTTATCATTTTTGGGGATTCAATCCCTTTAATGAATAGATTTAAAGAATTATATCCAAATTCAAATTTTCAATCAGTTTTACCTGATTTAGAATTTAATAATTTGATATATTTATCATGTGACAAAGTTCTAAGAAAAATAAATGCTGACTATGTCAACTATGGTCAAAGATTACTAAGTAATCCTAGACTTGTTGAGCAAGCCGCTATCGGTTTAGCTGATCCCTCAGATATGTGGACTTCTCCCCTCTATTATATTTCAAAACTTCCAATTATGGAAGGTCTGAAAAACAATATTATACTCCAAAATAAAGCTAGAAATCTAGACTCGATCAGAGACATGGTTAAGGCTATTGCCTTACCCACTGATAATATTTTTGAGAAGAGAAATGCCATTCTATTATCAAACTGTAATGCCAAATTGGCTAAGAATCTTCTTAGTGAATTTAAAGCACAGCAAATTGATAATAAACTAGCCGCAATGCCCGAGTTTAATCTTGGGGGAGCCGTCTTATCATACATTGTATCCGATATGAAAAAATCTATCGATCCAATGCATGGATTTGGTGTTCAAGATAAACCTAAACCAAAGGGAAACCCAATGGATTGGGGTTTATCTTGTAACAACGATATGATGAACTAATAAATTTGGATAGGAATTCCTTAAACTCCTATGCAAAAGTTAGGCCGTTAGGTACTCTGGATCTTATCAATCTAGAAAAGACTAATGTCAG